GCCTCTCAGAGTGCCTCTGGGCTAACTAAGGCGGCCGCCAGCCCTTCGCAGCCTGCACAGGCTGCGTTGCCGCCTCCTGTATCGTCTGCCGTGGATGTTCCGGCAGCGGTAAGTCACCCTTATGCGGGTTATCACTTGTCGATTGTGAGTTTTATCAAAACGGCGAGATCTTCGGCCTATACCTTCATGGCTCAGAAAAACGGGCGGCCGATGTTCTATTTGAACGATCAGCAGCTGGTCGACTCTGGCTATTCGGTGATCGGTGTCAGCGAATGTTCGGCCAGAATCAAACATGGAACTTTTGATTTTTTTGCAAGCTGCGATGCGGCTGATTCACTTGGCGGATCTGCTGCGCCTTCTTTGTCGGTTGCTTCGCTGTCTGTTGGTGGATCTCGTAACGAGTAGGGGGGGGATGTTAATAACTTTTTAAGAAATGCACCTTTTAGGTGCGTTTTTTCTTTCATTTTGACATCTATGGCGGTTTTTTCTGTTCCTCGAGGTTCCGATCGGCTCCGGCCGGAGATCCGGACCTCGCTAATTCATCATCTTCTAATATGTCTGTTTTTTCATCCTATCGCAGAATAATCCCGGCTGATGGGCGGACCGGTTGTCCCGGTCCGGTGATATGACCGGCCGTTGCTTTATCGGTCATGTATCACGCACCCGGCTATAATCTTTGATCGTGTAATTCACCCTCTTGCAGACCGCTTTTGATTTTCCGTTATCCTGATTGGTCCGCAACTATTCGCTTGCACTATTGGCACCTGAGATATTCCCGAGGTTTTCACGCGGCGCGGATCCGGCGAGAGTACCGCCGAATTGCGGCCGAAAAAAAACGCCTGCACCTGGCAGGCGTGGATCCGGAACTCGTGCGGCTGCTATGTCGGCATATGGTCAATCCGACCAACAAAGCCGCAGAGAAAAGATTTTGGAATGCTCATTTTCAGAGCATGCAGCAGACGCTGTTTTAATCGACGCAATTTGACATAATATACAGTGTTATCAACTACTTGCGCCTGCATCTGTATGGCGTCTGCGGGGGTGGGTGACATATTCAAAATGACGGTGGCAATCACCCCGGCTACCGTTGTGATAAAAGGCTGCCAGACTTTTCGCCTCGCCTCTTTGGTCTCCGTTACCAGTTCGCTGGCTGCGATCACCGAGATCTGTTCCACGCCGATCAGGTCGGCAATCATCACGCAGGCATAGGTTGGCAGACCTCTTACTCCGCTTTTTGCTGCGCGGATGTTGCCTTCGGATTGTCCGATGTATTTACCCAATGCTATTTGGCTGCCTGCTGCGCGCTCTGCCCGCTCAATAAGACTTTTCAGGTTCATATCTGTACTCCTTAAAATTTCCTTGACAGATTAAAAAATGAAGCGGATTATCCGCTTCGTAATTTAAGCGTATCGACTTTGACGCGCCCAGAGTGGTCCAAAACGGCCCGCCTGTCAATCAAAAGGGGAAAAATGATGATTGAGTCAGTTTATTCAAGCACGGAGCTTGCACAGCTCGAACGCAACGAATTATCGATTTACCTTTCTCGCAACTGGAACGATCTGTTCCGCTTCTGGCACTCGAAGCGCGTTTTCTTCCTCGCACGTGTCAACAAGTCGCTGTGAATACCATGTCAGTTAATAACTTCTTCCGCCGTCCAGTTGGCCGACCGATTCAATCCAGAAAAATCGATAAAGGGCAGGGCGATCTTTTCCCGCTTCATAAATACCTCGAACAAATCATGCAAAGCGAGAAGCTTCCGGCTCGGCAAGCGCGGGGCGGCGCAGCCGCTCGCGCAGCCGGGCCGGAGGGCTTCCCCCCGCTGCTAACAGGGGGGGAAAGTAAATACCAAGGTAGGGGGAAAGTATGAGTAAAGCTGTGATTGATTGGTTAAATTTCACTTTTGACAATTCCAAGGTGAATTCCGATCTCAGCATCGGTGTCCGGGTCCGCAATTGGCTTCAACATTGGACAGGTGCGCCGGTTGCAGGTCGTCAAGGAAAAGGGATGCATGGCTTCGAAACCTCTATCAAGTTTTACATTATCAACCTGAATGAGGAAATCCCGATTGCAATCTGTGCATGGGGTGGAACGAACCAGCGGGGCAGGGTGTACGTGTCACTGAATGGCACAGGATGCGCCAGGTTAACTTCCGAGAAATGGAAGCAGGCTCAGCAACTCCTGACGATATTGGAAGCGCGCATAACGCGTGTTGACGTGGCTGTTGATGCTCTCAATGGAGAATTCACCGTTGATGAGGCTGCTGCATGGTATGCACAAGGCGGATTCAATTGCGGCGGTCGTAATCCTGTCTACCGTGTTGAGGGTGACTGGCTGGAAGCACAAGGTACTGGCCGCTCGTTCTACGTTGGTAAGCGTATCAATGGCAAGTACACTCGGATCTATGAGAAGGGTAAGCAGCTCGGGGACAAAATGTCCGACTGGACCCGCTTCGAAGTGGAGCTGCATAACGTCGATCGCGACATTCCTCACGATGTATGCACGGAGCCGACCAAGTACTTCGCTGGCTGTTTCCCCTGCTGCCTTCCTTTGGTTGAATTCGGAGCCGAGCGCATCGCCACCAACAAAGCCGAGTTTGATATCTCCCTGGCGCGCCTTGTGCAATGTGCTAAGGACTCGTATGGAAAGTTAATCAATGTCCTTCGTTTTAATTGTCCTGACGATGGATTTCAAAGACTGATTGACGAACTGTCCGTCGAAGGCGTTCCGCGTCGTCTTGAAAAAACTGTTTCATCAATTATCAATTCACCACCCGAACCCGGCCGGTCGGACCCAGTGGGTGTGGCCGTAATTTTACATTGAGGAAATAAAATGCAAATTCAAGCGCGAGTTCGTGTAACAGGTGGCAGGTTTTGGAAGGCTCCAAATCAGGATACTGGCGAGATGATCGACAGCGGCAAGCTGTACTTCGAAACTTCAGTCAAGAATTCCAGCAAGGAAAGCTATGGCGCGAACGATGCTGGCTGGTCGTTTGGTGTTATGGGCATGGAATACAAATGTGCGAATTCCGATGTCGTGCGCAAGATCAAGGCTCTGAATCTTCCGGCCTCCTTTTTTGCCATTGTTACCCTGGAGCAGGAAACCGATGGCGACAAGATATTCCAGGTTGTGCTTGATGTGAAGCCCGAGGCTTCTCCCGATCTCAAACCCGGTCAGATATCCAAAGCTGCTTAACGCTGAAATTCGGGATCTTCCCGCATCCGTTCGACTGCGGTTTCAGTCTTTTCCAAGAGGTGAGTCATGAAGAAATATATCAAAGCTCGTTTGAAAGCTGTTCAACGTGTTGCTGCACCTGGTGCGTTGCTGCTGCTGCCGTCGCTGTCACATGCTGCTGTACCTGTTGCGATCAGTGATGCTATGGATACCATGCAAGCTGATGGTGTCACGATTGCAACGGCTTTCGTTGTGGCTGTTCTGGCTGTGTTCGCGATCAAGTTTCTGCGTCGCGCATTTTAAATTCGGGAATTTCCCGCATCCGTTCGACTGCGGTTTCAGTCTTTTTTAAGAGGTGAATCATGAAGAAATATATCAAAGGTCGTCTTGCTGTTGTTCAACGTGTTGCTGCACCGGCTGCCCTGTTGTCTCTCCCTGCGGTTTCCCATGCTGCTGTTCCTGCGGATATCACTACGGCGATCAGCACGATGCAGACCGACGGCGTCACCATTGCAACTGCGTTTGTCGTGGCTGTCCTGGCTGTGTTTGCGATCAAGTTTCTTCGTCGCGCGTTTTAATGTTGCTAGGGTGGCTGGCTCGCGCTAGTCACCCATTCATCCAGGGGTTAAATCATGGCAATAATGGATATTCTAAACACCGACCTTGGCGCAGTTGTAGAGCGCTTGGAAGAACGCGCAGCCTTTCATGACGCCTACCATGCACAAAGGTTATCAACGGTCCGTGCAGGTGCTGCACAGGCTTATGACAACGGCTTGTCACTGGACGACGGCAGAACGGCTTTTTTTGAGGCTCGGGATGCGCTTATCGATTCAGATCCACAAGACCCGACGCTCGACGCTATTGATCCCGATTTCGCGTCTAACATTGACAATGCTGAATTGCTCGATGGTGTTGACTTTGAAGAATCAGATTCTGTATTACGTGGCTATTCACAGGAAGAGATAGATTGCATTTGGGAAGGTGAAGAAGGATATAACGCCCAAGGTTTTGCGATAGATTCTGCTCTTGATTACGCATAGTAAATGCGATGACCGCCATCAATTCTCTTTATAACGGTGTTTGTTATGCATCTGTCTCTGATGCGAACGATGCCTATTATTCGTCTGTTCCTCCTGCCGTCACCGCAGGCAATACAACTTACTTCAGCCAATTTACCTTATACCAAGGCGTCTGGAAATTGTGGACTAATACCTGTGTTTCTGGAACTTGCACAACTCAAGGTTATGCATTTACGGGGCACGGATTCCCTGCGTGCGACCCTTCAGAGTCTTTCAATGATGGAATGGCTATGGGGTGGGATGTAGCTGGCGCGATGATTCTCGCGCTCTCTGTTGTCTGGCTTAAAAAGATTTTCTGGACTTAATGAACCCTAATTTATTAATGCTGTTCGGGTTCCTCACGGTGGTGTTGCCGTTGCTTGTCATTGTCTGGGGTATCCTCAAGTGAAAAAATATTTCCTCATAGCTGCCTTCGTTCTGCTTCCGTCTTTGGTCTATGCTGTTGCGCTTTCTGACGCTGCAATGATCGCGCTATCTGCTGCCGGGGTGATTGTCGCCGCAGCTTCTGGCATTGGCCCGGCTTTTCTTGGTTCTCTCGCTCTGCATGCTGCGGTCCTTTCAATTGTGTTTGGTGGATCGGCAACTCAGCCAATTACAGCAACAACTGTGCAGGGCATGTTCGGAAATCCTGATACTCCTTTACAGGTCATGATTGAACCCGCTGCCAAGTTACCAATCCCGCTTAACGATCACCGAGGGACCTGGACAAATGATCCGGGTTCTAATCCTCAACCAATGCCGCCTCCGTCTTATCCTGCTGACACTGTCTATTCTTTTGATAACCTGAGTACAACAGACGGTGCTGTCGGTTCTGGTGCAACTCAGGATGCTGCATTTGCTAACTGGATTGTTGTCTACAATGCTCATTGGCAGGGGCTTGCTACTGGCTCAAAGGCTTACATTGACACTGCTTCGTTGTCTGGTGCGGTAGGTTCAAAAAGGGCCACCTATACCCGGCATTACCAAACCACTCAGGCAGGCAGTCCGCCGTATGCTACCTATTACACGACTGTCTACAATAACCAATTCGGTTTCGGTGTCACCAATACTTGCGCGATGGATCCGGGCTATACGCAAAGCGGGGCTAATTGCGTCTTGACGGACAGAACACAGGTACAAAAGCCAGCTGGCACGATTTGTTCGATATTGCGATCAGGGAATACTTTTCAGGCAGACCCTCAAAACACGTCTGGTTGCTCTCTTCCATCCATGACGCATAACGGGGTGACCTACAACATTACCTCTGACACGATCAGCCAGGCCAAGCCGGACGGTACGACCCAGACCGTCAAAGTTAATGCAGATGGAACAGTCACACATTCTGTCGATGTTCCGAATGTGCAAAATGGGACGACCACACGAGGCGTTAATACTTACGGGGTTCCACCTGGTACTGGTGCAGGCGCACCACTTGACGGAACAACTGTTGGTACTATTGATGGGACTGGAACTGGTGCGGGAACTACTCCGAATATTTCGATTAATCTTCCGACTGATTATGCGAGGCAGGGAGAAGCGGCTGCTGCTGCGACTTCAATAAATGACACGCTGGGTCCCAAGCTGGATGCTTTGGATATCTGCACGACTCACCCTGATTCGATCATATGCCAAGGCAATGGTACGGCTCCAGATTTGCCGACTGATGAACTTCAAAATAATGACGTGGCGGTTGATGTATCTCCAGTTGGCGGTTTTGACCTGGTTGGCTCTTGTCCTGCGCCCATGCATATCACGGTTGGCGGCCATGACGAGCTGTACGATTATTCGTTGATCTGCACATATGCCAGTGACTTGCGTCCGATTATTGTTCTATTCGCTTCCTTGATTGCTGCCGGGATACTTATTGGAGGGTTCAAAAATGGCTAGTTTTATAAGTTCTGCTTTGTCGTGGTTGGTTGTGGCCATCGGACCACTCGCAAAAAAACTTCTGGTTGCGCTTGGCATTGGCACGATCACTTACACCGGATTTGATGCGGCTTTCGGTGCGCTTCGGGATCAGGTCATTTCGAACTATGGATCCATGCCTGCGAACGTTGCCGGCATCATCAGCTTGACAGGTTTGGGTCAGGCGCTCGGTATTATTCTCGGTGCCATGGCGGGTCGTGTTGGTTTGGTTGCGCTCTCGCATTTTGCAAAAGTTTTATGATTACGCTGATAACCGGCGTACCCGGTACTGGAAAAACTGCCTTTGTCGTTTCGCAGCTTTTGAAGGAAGCGGAGAAGGGCAGAAAGATCTTCGTTGATGGCATTGCAGATCTGAAAGTCGATCATTACAGGGCGGGTCATGTTTTCACCTGGCAGCAGGGGACTTGGTTGCATATCGATCGATACGAGCCGACCGAAGAAACGCTTCTTCAGATTGAGAAGCGTTTGAACATGGAAACCGACGATTTGGAGCTTTACGATCCGGATGATTCATCAGCCTACTGGAAAAAAAATCCGCATGTGTTTGAGCATCCGGACAATGGAACTAAGCGGATCTGCGTATATGGCAAGGAACAGAAATTAATTGGTTCTCGGCCGTACGAATCGCACAACGGCGCTCTGCTTGTTATTGACGAGGCGCAGCGGTGGTTCCGGCCGCGTCCTCAGGGTTCCAAGGTACCTGCTTATATATCCGCTCTCGAAGTCCACCGGCATCAGGGCCTTGATATCTGGATAATCACGCAATATCCAACTGCCATCGACTCCAACATTCGCAAGCTTTGCGGCCGTCATATCGCTTTGCGTTCGACGCCCTTTGGCCGTTTTCAGTATGAATGGCCAGAGACCGGCGACATTGAAAGCAAGACCAGCCGCGATGTGGCAGCCCGTGAACGGTACCGGCTGCCGAAAAGTATTTTCTCGTTGTACAAGTCTGCCGAGGTCCACACCAAGACAAAGCACAAACTGCCCTTTGTTGGTAAGGCGCTTTTTGTGATTCTTCCTCTGGCTGCGTATTTGATTTATTCATCTGTTGGTGTGTTCCATAAGCATTTAAATGCACCTGTAGCCTCTCAGAGTGCCTCTGGGCTAACTAAGGCGGCCGCCAGCCCTTCGCAGCCTGCACAGGCTGCGTTGCCGCCTCCTGTATCGTCTGCCGTGGATGTT